TCCATAGCATTTACACCTGATGCTGTGTTTTGAGTACCAGAAGTCATTTTTCTTCCAGAGCTAACACCAACCATAGTATTAAAGTCACCTGTTGTAGTGCCTTCATACATAGCATTAGTACCTACAGCTGTATTACTTGCACCTGTTGTGTTACCTCTTAAAGCACACATACCAACTGCTGTATTACTTGCACCAGATACATTAAGTCTTAATGCTTGATAACCCAATGCTGTATTAGCACCACCAGTTGTATTAGTATACATTGCTAGTTTACCAACAGCTACATTTTCAGATGCTGTTGTGTTGTTTGTTAAAGCTTCTACACCAACTGCTGTATTACCTGCACCTGTAGTATTATCTTTTAATACATCTTTACCAACTCCTGTATTTTCTGTTCCTGTTGAATTTAGACATAAAGCTTCTGTTCCAATAGATGTATTAGATGCACCTGTTGTGTTATTAACTAAAGAATTATATCCAACTGAAGTATTACTAGAAGCAGTAGTATTAGAAGCAAGTGCTTGGTAACCTGCTGCAGTATTTAGAGAACCTGTTGTGTTAGCATTTAAGGCATTTCCACCAAAAGCAGAATTAGTTCCACCTGTTGTGTTTGATCCTAAAGAAGATCTACCCACTGCTATATTATTACTACCTGTTGTGTTTGCATCTAAAGAATTATGACCAACTGCAACATTGGCTGTTCCTGTTGTGTTTAATCTCATAGAATTTATACCAACAGATGTATTATTTGATGCTGTGGTATTAGAAAGTAAAGCATCATAACCAACAGCTGTATTAAAACCACCTGTTGTGTTAGTAGCTAAAGCATTGCCGCCAAAAGCTGCATTAGAACTAGATGTTGTATTAGCACCTAAAGCATTTCTACCCACTGCTGTTTGATCACCACCTGTTGTATTTGCGTCTAAAGCACCTTGACCTACTGCAACATTGGCTGTTCCTGTTGTATTAGCACAAAGTGAATTTTTACCTACTGCTGTGTTGTTATCTGCTGTTGTGTTATTTAGTAAAGCATTTCTACCCATAGCAACATTATTTGTACCTGTAGTATTTAATCCAAGTGCGTTATATCCAAACGCATTATTATCATTAGCTGTTGTATTACTAGAAAGTGAATAGTTTCCAATTGCTGTATTAGTAGCACCTGTTGTGTTAGCAACTAAAGCACTTCTTCCAACTGCTGTATTGTTTGAGGCTGTTGTGTTTGCTACTAATGCTCCTACACCTACTGCTGTGTTTGTTGTACCTGTTGTGTTACAACGTAGTGAGTGATAACCTACTGCTACATTATAACAAGCTGTAGTATTTTCTTCTAAAGATTCTCTACCTAAAGCTGTATTGTAACAACCTGTAGAATTAGTACACAAGGCTTTGTAACCCATAGCAGTATTACTGTCACCTGTAGTGTTTCCTAACAAACTATAAAAACCAACTGCTGTACTACTTGAACCTTCTGTGTTAGATACTAAAGCACTTCTTCCTACTGCTGTATTTTGTGTACCTGTTGTGTTAGCAAATAAAGCACCTTGACCAACTGCTGAATTTTCTCCTCCTGTTGTGTTAGTAAATAAAGCATCTTTTCCAACTGCTACATTTCCACCACCTGTTGTGTTACATTTTAAAGCTGTTCCACCTACTGCTACATTATTTGTTCCTGTTGTGTTTACCTGTAAAGCACCTTGACCAACTGCTGTATTTACTGTTCCTGTTGTGTTAGCACCTAAAGCAACATAACCAACTGCTGTGTTGTTAGATGCTGTTGTATTAAGTAACAAAGCACTCATACCTATAGCAACATTAGTTTCTCCTGTTGAATTAGTATATAAAGCACATCTTCCTATCCCCACATTACCAGAAGCATTTGAGTTAAGGTATAATGCTTTAGTACCTATTGCTACGTTTTTTGTTCCTGTTGTATTTGTAACCAAAGCACAAGAACCAATAGCTGTATTACAGTCACCAGCAGCAGTGTTAGCTAAAGCAGCACTTCCAACTGCTGTATTTTCATTCGCTGTTGTTAAATAAAGAGCTTTACATCCAATCGCTGTATTATGAGTTGCAGTTGTAGCAGTTCTTAAAGCTTCAAAACCCATAGCTGTATTACATCCACCTGTTGTTAAACAAGCACCTGCACAACTTCCTACAGCCACATTGTAAGGACCCGATGTATTTGAATATAATGCACACATACCTACAGCTGTTCCTGCACCTGTAGTAGCAGAACGAAGAGATTTTAAACCTACTGCAGTAAACCCTGTTCCTGTTTGATTAGCTCTTAACGATTCAGCTCCAATAGCTGTATTATTACCACCTGTTGTTATATTAGTTGCTGCAGCTGAACCTACTGCTGTATTAAGAGATGCTGTAGTCTGTGCTCCTAATGATGAATCTCCAATTGCAACATTATAATCTCCTTCTGTATTAGCATCTAAAGATAAAACACCAAAAGCATTATTACCTGTTCCTGTTGTGTTAGCTCGTAAAGAACAATAACCAACTGCTGTGTTATTAGAAGCTGTTGTATTAGATTTTAAAGAATCTGAACCAATTGCTGTATTAGATGAACCTGATATGTTAGCACATAAACCATTTCTACCAATGTTAGTATTATTTGCTCCTGATGTGTTACAACGCATAGAACTTTGTCCAACTGTTGTGTTCCCATTACCAGTATTAGTTGCTAAAAAAGTTTTTTCTCCAATTGCTACAGTATAACAAGCTGTTGTACTTCCATGATTAGAACAAGCACCAACAGATACGTTTTGAAGTCCTGTTGTGTTAGCATTCATGGCAAGATAACCTATTGCTGTATTATTATCTGCTGTTGTGTTGCTAAATAATGCTCTATGGCCAAAAACAGAATTAAAACTACCTGTAGTATTTGCACATAAAGCTTGTTTTCCTAAAACATTATTTTGTTGTCCTGTTGTGTTAGCTAGCATAGAACACGTACCAACTGTTGTATTATCTGCTCCTGTTGTGTTAGCTGTTAAAGAATCTCTACCGATTGCTGTATTATTATCTGCTGTTGTATTAGCATCTAAAGAGTTATAACCTATTGCTGTATTTGATTCTCCTGACGTGTTACATAATAATGAGTGATAACCAATTGCTACATTTCTACAATCTGTATTTTTAAGCAAAGCACCAGCACCTATTCCTGTGTTGTGGATTCCTGTAACATTGCATTGTAATGCCTGTTGACCAATACCTACGTTTTCTCCAGCTGTTGTATTTTTTTGTAAAGCACAAGAACCAATTGCTATATTTTTAGCTCCTGTTGTGTTAGCTGCTAAAGAGCAAAAACCAACTGCTGTATTGTTATCTGCTGTTGTATTAGCAAATAAAGCATCTCTACCAATTCCTATATTGTTATCCCCTGTTGAGTTAGTAAATAAAGCATTATTACCTAATGCTACATTAGCACCACCAGTTGTGTTAGAACACAGTGTTCTATAACCTAATGCTGAGTTTCTTGTACCTGTTGTGTTAACTTTTAAAACATTATAACCAACTGCTGTGTTTTCAGATGCTGTTGTGTTTTCACCTAAAGCATCATATCCAAGAGCAGTATTATTAGAACCTGTTGTATTTTTTATTAATGCAATGTGACCAACCCCAGTAAGACCTGTTCCTGTAGTATTGGCGTTTAAAACGCATGATCCAACGGCTGTATTATAACCAGCAGTTGTATTAGAAGCTAACGCGTTTAGTCCAACAGCAGTATTTTGCTCTCCTGTTGTGTTAGCTGCTAAAGAACTTTTTCCAATTGCTACGTTACTATCACCTGTTGTGTTAGTGCATAAAGCAAAAGAACCAACTGCTGTATTTTCAGAACCTGTTGTATTTGCACATAAAGTTCTATCTCCAATACCAGTATTACAAGTTGCTGTAGTATTAGAACACAAAGCTTGTCTACCAACTGAAACATTATTTGCTCCTGTAGTGTTTAATCTTAAAGCAGCACTACCAACAGCTACATTGTTAGATGCTGTTGTGTTAGCTGTTAAAGAACATAATCCAACTGATGTATTATCAGCACCTGATGTGTTACATCTTAAACTTATATATCCAACTGCTGTATTATTACTTGCTGTATTTTTCTTTAATGATTCTGTTCCAATCGCTACATTTTGTGAATTTGTTTGTATATCACACAAAGCATATGCACCTACACCTACATTATTATCTCCTGTTGTAATATTTGTTCCAGCTCTACTACCTAATACAACATTGTAATTACCACCAGCTTGAACTGAATCTAAAGCTGTATCTCCTAAAGCTGTGTTTTCTGTTCCTGTTGGATAGTTACCATCTAATTTTATTGTGCCACCATCTGTAGAAAAATTACCAGCGTTAGTTATTCCGTCTGTTGTAGTATTACCATCAACATCTAAGTCTACAGTAACAGTTAAATCTGCTGGAAGTGTAACATCACTATTTGCATCTTCTATAACTGCTTTTGTTGCAGGTAGAGTACAGAATACATCTTTTGTACCTGCTGAAAAGTCTACAGCGTTGTTTGAGTTTGATGATGTGATTATAGTTGTTCTTGCTAATGCACCTGCTGATACAGTTCCAAGACCAACTTCGAATTCTGCGTTTGCTTGATTAACGATTGCGTAATAAGTTGTGTTACTATTTCCTATCGCACTAGAAAAAGTTTCAAAGCCTTGGACGGCTCCTGCTAAAGTTAATGTACCCGTACCTGTAGTGGTAGAGGTTTCTCTTACTCTGTCATGTACAATTAATGCCATTTAATAATCCTATCCAGAGATTCTTAATATAGCTGCCGACGTTGAAAACGCTGGAAATACAACTGTGAAAGTCCCTGACGTACTAGTTTTATCTGCTCCAAAATCTAAAACTGCAACAGCTGCATTAGTTGTAGCTGAAGATGTGTTATAGATTAATGCACCTCTTGCTGTGATTGTCGATGACGTAAAAGACAAATCTGCAAAGTCAACCATAGCAACACCTTTACCAGTTCCTGAACCAATAGAAGTACCATTGTTAACTAAAGCTCCACCACCTGCTGAATAACTTCCAGTGTTACTAACTTCATTACTTGAAGCATAAGCTGTAGTAGCTGAGTTTAAGGATGCTGAAGAAGTATAAAGAGCTAATTTAAATTTATCACCACCTGATTGTTTAAAGTTGTGATCTGCCTCTAACAGTTGTTTTTTGAAAGCGTTTGCAATTGCCTGTGTTATAGCCATAATATATCTCTTATTTTCCTCCGACTCGAGGAACACCTGATTGGTATTCATCACGTCTTCTTCTTCCCATTTGTTCTGTTGCGTATCCCTGTATTGCTGATTTGTATTTACCTTCGTATAATTGAAGGAGATCTGCAGGGCCCTTTAAAAAACTAAAAGCTTCGGCTAAACATGCATACAAAAGTCCGTTGGGAAAATACTTACTTAAGTATGTTGTAGTATTTGTACTCGATAAGCCTGGAATTTTCAAGATATAATTAAACTGAACTTGGTAGGTTGAATTAGGTGTTGGTGCTAAAACCATCTTGTCATCGTCCCAAGAACCATAGTATTTAGGCTCTCCAGTAACACCTGTTGAATTAAATTCTGACATAAAACTTGTATCTCTAAATTCTAAAAAATTTCTCGTGGATCCCGCACCACCATTTACTATTTGTAGTGATCTTATAACTAAAGCATCTGCTGGAGTAGAGATAAATCTATCATTAGCAACCAAATTAGCTACAGCATATTTTCTATTACTATCTGAATCTACATCTCTGTAAATTCTCCATTCTGCATCTTCAATAAAACCATTAACAATGGTAGAAGTTAAAACATTACTATCTACTTCCGTATAGTCACTAATTTTTTGTACTAATTCTGCATATGTCATTATTCAGAGTTTCCTTTATATTTTCTACGTATTTTATCTGCTTTATCAGAACGTACTTCTTCATACATTTCAATATGTTCATCTACTTCACATTGGCATGCTTTGATATTGAAAATTTTACAAATAAAATATTTAATTTTTTTAATCATGGTGATATTGTTATAGGTCCTATTGAACAACCATAACCTCCTCCTTTTACATTTCCTGTTGTAGCAGTATCTGTGTTAACTGTAAAATGGAAAAAGTTAGTTAATGCAAAATCTGTTGTTATTGTTTGACCATTTTGAAATAAACCAGTTGTTATAGCATATCCTGATCCTTGACCTATTTGTGCACCTGTAATTCCATCAAAACTAGGAATAGTTGCATAAGCAAAAACAGGATTAGTAGATGTTCCTGTGCCAGGTGATATTGTAGGTGGACCCCTAAATAAATAAGTTGTACCACTTGTTAAACCATGTCCAGGGACATTTACATTTATAACACCTGATCCTGCTTGATAAGTTTTAAAACCATTTTCAGGAATCATAACAGTTGTAATTGGTTCTGTTCTATCAGGTCTTACATTTATTAATGCTATGCCATCACCACCAATTGGTTTTGGTTCAAGTTGTGGTTGCTTGGGTTCATATTCTGTATAATGTACAAATGCACCATTCCATTCTTTGACCATTTCTCTATATGGAAATTCCATACCTGATCTATCTGAAATTGCTTTTGAATGTTTTCCTGTTGCGTACTTAGACATTAAGTTCCTGGGTAATAAGCTTTAGGTGTAATAAATGTACTTGAAGCTGAGCCATCTTCTTGTAATGCTCTTTGAAACTCATCTTCATAAACTAATTTCATAGGTTGCATTAATTGTGGAGCATACTTCATTGATAAATAATAAGATAAACCTGCAACCATACATGGTACAAACCTAAAAGGCATATCAGTTGCATTTGTATATTCTCCTACATCTTGAATTCTTTTTATATAATAGAAATGCATGTCTTTAGATGCATTAGTAGAATCAGGAGTAGGGTAAACATTAATACTAACATGATCAATAAATCTTTGTACCCAATATTGATTAGGAGTACCTTGAGAAAGTTTATTTGAAAAAGCACCATAAGTTGATCTGTCAACTTTTGTCATTGGACTATCTGATTGATCTGTTGCGGTTCTATCTGATCTTAACTGCGCTTCAAGGACATCGGATATTCCATAAACTCCATTTGGATTAGAAGTAGCACTTGTACCATCTGAAGATGCTCTAAAAAATTTATATTCAGCTTGTCCTTGAATTAAATCAAGATCAAGTTCTCCTATTTCCCAATAGTGAATACCTCTGTTGCCCCATTCTTGAAGCATTATATTTAAAGAACGCCTAGCAGTTTTTAACTGATAACCAGAGTAATCTAATACTCCAATTCTATCATAAGCTTCCTCTACTATTTCATCAATAGAAAAAGTTTTATCAAAAGTAGTTGTACCCGAAGTTGTGTTAGCCATTTAGCCTCCTATTCGTAGACTTTAATCCATTCACAAACAACTGTAACTGTATCTCCTGCTGTGCAAGCTGGTAAAGTTAAATTAACATCTCCTGAATATCCACTTGCTTTAGTGTTTTTAAGACCACCAAAATCAGAATAATCAAAAGCCATTTCTC